GACAAAGGGACAGATTTGTTCGGCATTTTCTCTCGCTCCTTTCGCCACGCATCATCCCAAAACAGCCCCCATGCGGTCAAAAAAAGTTTGGCCGGCGGCGAATCACTTAGCCGCGTTCACATCTGGAAAGTTGAGGTAGGCGTACTGCGGATCGCGATGACGGAGAACGGCCGCATCATAGGCTCGGGCGGCATCTTCCTCGTTATCAAACAATCCGAGATGAATACTCTTGCGATTTACGCGAATGGCAGCTTTCCAGCGTGCCCGGCACCCGACCGCCGCCCACCACGAGACGCCCTTGTATTTCGACTGCTTGAGGCCACTGCCAACTTTGCGTGTCTTGCCACAATTCCAGCAATTTTGTTGTGAAGTGACGAAACGGCAATTGTCCGGAGAATAGCCAAGATTGCCGTCGCGGCGATCAATTTGAAGATTGCAGGCAAAGCCGTTTGAAAGGCACCAGAGACGAAATGCGTTGAAACTGTTCAGCCATTCTTCGCACACGGTTATTCCGCGTGCTCCATACCATCGATATGCCGGAGTGGTTGTATCAGTGCATCTGCTCACGATCCCTGCCCAGCGACGATAAATTGCACCGCAAAAATCACATCCCGCTTTGGGGAAATTCGTCTTCCAGCAGAATGCCTGAGCGTTAGGTCCGGCCTTCAATGCTTTTTTCAAAGTGTTCAGTCGGCATGCGATCGCCCGCTTTCGTGTGTGCCGCCAAGAGAACTTTCCGTCCCGCGTGGCAATCGCGGTGGACCGTGCTTTTGAGATCGCAAGGATGTCGCACCCGAGATCGATGTTCAGTTTGCGGGCGTTGCGTGACATTCTTCTCAACGCTGTCCGCACGACATTGCTAATTGCCTGTCGGGTCATCCCTTCCGTCACCGCAATTTGAGAAAACGATTCGCCTGAGATCCGCCTCGCGAGATAGCCGAGCCGCCTCGGGCCAAGTCCGACAGTTAAGGCTTTCCAGTTGTCAAAGACGACTGTCGGCAACGCGAGCGGCTTGCCCTTGCTGCGATGTTTTCGGCGTTTTTTCTTGCATCCCATGGATGGCGATCATCTCAAAAACCGCATAGGCGAGTCAAAAAAAGTCCGGCCTCCACGGAAAACAACGTTGACAAGATCCTGTTTGGGGCCAGATTAGAGCGAATGGGCAAGCAGTTCACCAAGGATATCGGAGAGCCGGGACGGTTCTTCACGGAAACCGCCGTCATCGACGTTTCGACGTCCGATTACGACGAATTCCTGTCCGCGTGGACCGACATGAACGAAACCGGCCTGGACGTGCCGGTTCACTGGGGACATCCGGCCGTCGATGATCCAACAGGCTGGCCCTACAAGCGAGAGGACACCGCCGAACGCGAGCGACGCGATCGGGACCGCCTTCAAATCGGTGAGGTGAAAGAGTTTTTCAAGGACGACAAAGGAAACCTGTCTGTTCGGTTCGATGCCCCTCGCGACGACGACGCCGACAAGCTCGAAAAGATCGGCCGCAAACTCAGCCCACAGTTTGGCCCGTACACGAACCCGATCAGCGGCAAGAAATACGAAAAGGCGATCACGCACATTGCCGTGACGCCGCGTCCGGTCAACCCGAATCAGTCGAAGGAATTCCTCGCGGCGACGGCCATGAGTCTCGACGCAGCCTTGGCCAAAGGTGCGATCCAGACAGTTCAATTGGGCGACTCGCCCTACGAAGAAGTCCAGACGGACGACCCGTATTCGGACGACTACAACAAGCCCGAAGCGGACGACGAGAAGAAGCCGGGCGAGAAAAAGCCGACCACGCTCCAGCGGCTGATCGAATGCTTGGCCAAGGGGCACAACATCGTACTCCCGGACGGCTGGTCGTGGGCCGCGAAGAACGCTCCGAAAATCCTGCTCGCGGCGACCGAGTCATCCGCAGCGGCCGAACAGAATACCGGCGGTCAACGTCAGGATCAGCCTGAGAACCGCGACCAGAATTCCGATCGATCCCTCAGAACCGAACCAACGGTGCTTGTTATGAGCCAAGATGCTGCCGCCAAACTAGACGCGATGGTTGCTTCCGGCAAGATGGCCGCCGACAAGGCCAAAAAGATCAAGGAAACGCCGGAACTGATCGAAGCGTTTCAGCTTTCCTTGGACGGCAATGAGCCCGAAGTGAAGCCGGTCGAGCCCGTGCAAATGTCGCAGCCCACGGCGATGGAAATCGCCATGCGTGAGCAGTTGACCGAGATGTGTCAGGAGAAGTATCTGGCCCGCATCGGCAACGCCGAACGCTCCGGCCGCGTGAGCCCCGCCAACTCGGCCAAGCTTCGCGACTTGGCGAAGACGTTCCAGTTCTCCGCCGAGTCGAAGTCGAACGCCTTGCTCGATGCCAAGCTTGAAATCATCGAGTCGATGCCGGCCGGTGCCGTCTGGGACGACAAGCAAAAGATCACGCAAATGGCCAGCGATCGCGGCAAGCTCGAAGTCGAGCCGCAGCCCGGATTCTTCACCGGCGGGGGCGTCGTGCCCGAGTCGGAAGAAGAGCAGAATTCGATCGTGGACGCCGAACTCAAAGCGATGGGCCTCGCCTAACTCCAAACGCCGTCATGACCTTGATTGGGATTGCCGCACAAGTCTTTTTGGGGAACTGAGAAATGGGGATCGTTGCCAGCGGTGGATACGGTTGGGGTGCTCCCGGCCCGACCGGGCTCGTTCAGTCCCAAGAAGCGACGATCGGCTGGGGCGGATCGTTCTGGGGTGGCTATCAGTGGACCGATGGCACGCTGTCGTCGACCACGACGGACGTCGGCAATACGCCGAACACGGTGCTGCGGCCGGGCCTCTTGCTTGGTCAGCTCGCGGCCACGCCGGGGCAGTATACGGCGTACTCCGCGAACGCCACGGACGGATCGAACGTCGCCGTCGCGATCCTGACGTGCGAAGTGAACATGCTCGACCCGTTCACGAACGCCGTCGCCGGCCGTTACGCCGGTATGTTCATGTGCGGCGGCCCCGTGAAGGCGAGCCAGTTGATCGGACTGGACGGTCAGGCACGTGCCCAGATGCGTGCCCGATTCATGTTCGATGACGATTTCCCCGGCCGCCAATTTCCTTGGCTCCAGGTTATCCCGCAGACCACGGGAGCGTCATACGCCTGCGTGGCGGCCGACTCTGGCAAGTTGTTCATCGCGAACAGCACGGGGCAGTTCACGTTCACGTTGCCGCCGATCGCCAACGGCATCAGCATCTGGTTCCTGAACGAAGCAAACCAGAACATGGTCATCGCCTCCAACGAGGGGGCGAATATCGTCGGCGACAACTCGGCCACGTACAACGACATCACGTTCGTCACGGCGTCCCACAAGATCGGCGGTTTCGTCCAGGTCAGCTCGTTCTACGACGGCACGAACCTCAAGTGGGTCCCCCAAGTGCTCTCGGCCCCGACCAATACCGTCACCTTCAGCTAAGCCACGCTGTCAGCGGCTCACTGACCGAACATGGTCAAGTAAGGATCTCGGGAAATGACGACCGGAAGTATCCAGCAAATCCTGCATCCGATTATCACGACGAAGGTGATTTCTCGAATCGCCGTCGCCGAGAATCCCTTGCTCCGCTTGTTCGGCATGGAGCCGGGCGGTCCGTGCGAAATGAAGATCGGCCACCGGCAGCACGGTTATGACACGTTCAACAACGTGCGTACGGCGGCTCAGGCCGCGGCACCGGGGCGTCCGGCCGCGACCGTCACTCGCAACCCGGTGGGCCGCGTCAATGTGACGATCGCCCGTGCTCACGAAAAATTGCCGCTCTTGGCCGAAGAGTTGCATAACTACCGGCCGATCGGCGGCAGTTCCGCCGTATTCGACAACATGGGGGCGAGTTTCATTCGCCGCCAGCAACGTTTCATGGGCCAGCGGATTGGGAACTTCCGAGCCGCCATGCTCGCCGGCATGATTCAGGGCAAGATGTACCTGCACAAGTCCGGCGACAATATGTATTACAATTTTACGTCGGCCGGGGCGTTGCTCACGATCGACTTCCAGCGGCCGAACTCGACGTCGACGGGCGAGAATTACAACCAGCTCAACATGATCGGCACGGCGAATACCGACCCGTCCACGGGACTTGCCGGGGCTCCGATCATCCAATCGAGTTGGGCCAATCCGTCCACGGACATCACGAAGCACATCGCGTCGCTCGACGTCACGCTGCAAACGACGGTCGGCACCAACTTGGGCCGGATCATCTGCGGCGAAGACATCTGGCAGGCCGTCACGGAAAACGACTACGTGATCGCGAAGGCCGGCATCGCCCAGTCGCCGTTCTCGGAATACATCCGCGACGAGAGCAACGAACTCGACAACCCGAAGAACGTCAAAAAGTGCCGGCTGCGGGCCTTCCCGTGGCTGGAGTGGATCATCGTCGACAGCGTGCTCCAGTTGGGGGCTCTCGGCTCCGAGACCTACACGAAGTTCGTGCCCGCCGGTTGCTTCTGGTTCGGCCCCAAGGCCCCGAATCCGCTGTTCTGGGAAATCGCACTGGGCAGCGAGCCCGTGAGCGAAGGCCCGAACATGCCGTGGGTCGACAAGATGGGCATGACCAGTTGGACCACGTACACGTACGATCCGACGGGCGTCTATCTCTACACGCTCGACAACGCGATTCCCTGCGAATACATCCCGGCCGCTTCCGGCTTGGCCACCGCGTTCTTCACCGGCACGGCTGCCTAATCAGTTCGACGGCAGAGTTTTGGAGTCGGCACAATGCCCGGTTTCGGAATCGTCTCACGCGAGGTCAAGTTCACTCGCCAGACTGTCACGTTTGACGGCGTGACCTACGGCGTCGCGGGAACGCCTGTGACCGTCTTCAACCTGACCGGCCGCTGCTGGCTGTTCGCGCTCGGCGGTTTTTGCATGACGTCGCTGGTGGGCACGAGCGCCACGCTGGCGATCGGAACGGCAAACAGCACGGGCAGCCTGATCGCGGCCACGACCGCCACGAACATCACGGCGAATAAATGGTGGACCAGCACGTCGCCGGGAACCGACTACGCGAACGAGATCGAGGGGTTCATCGCCAACGGCCCGATCGCCCTGACGATTGCCACGGCGAACATCACGGCGGGGCAAATGGACTTCTATGCACTCTGGTATCCTTGCTCCGCCGGAGCGAACATCGGCTAACGCGAAGGCTGACAAATGCCGTCGCTTCTCACTCAGATTCTGGATTCACTGTCGAGCCCCGTGGAGCGAAAAATGCCGGCTTCAAACCTGAGCACCATCGAGCGGAAGCTTGACCTGATCTTGGCCGAAATGAAGATCAAGGATCCGCTCGACCTCGAACCGAAAACGACGGCAGGGGCGGAAACGTCAAAGCCCATTGCATCGGATGTGAAAAAGGGCGGGCAGGACGCCTCGGCGGGCTCCGCCCCTGTTGTCGCTCCTACGCCT